ATACAGCCAGTTTGAGCGAAACGGATCGGTCCATGCGGCAGGCGTGATTGAGGGAGCGAACGACGCGGATACGCTGTATCGTAAATTTGCCGTGAACCTCATTGAGAAGTGGACGCATAAGAACCTGCCGCTAATGTTCCGGGATAACGTCATCAGCCTGACTGGCGCTTATCCTGTCAGGGGAGCCAGAACCGACCGGCGCAAGCGCAAAATTTTCTGAGTCTCTGATTTAGAATCTTACTGATGCCCGGCCATGTGCCGGGATTTTTTGTGCCTGCACTCAGCAGCGTGAGCGTGCATGTCTATGCTGCATGAAAACGCATGAGTCTCAGGCACCCAAAAGCGGCAGCAAAGGCCAGCAGCGGCGCAGGCCGGAGCCACTCATGCAGGTGCAGGAAAACAGCTGCATGAAGTGCGCAGGCGTGGCGGGGCTACGAGCGCGCGCTTTGAGGTTAAAGCGGGGCCAGAAGGCCATTTTCGACCCCGGCGGGCTTACCGGGAAGGGGGCAATTCGTGCGCGTGTGGGCCGCAGTGAGGCGCGGCGAATCGAGGCGGCGCGGAGATGGCCTAACAAATAGGGTCGCTCAGAGAGCCTTAGAGGCGCTTTGCATAGGTCAAGGCTTATCGAGGAAGAGAGTTTAATGATTGAGGGAATAAAAAAACCGCCCTGTGGGCGGTCTGTGGTTTAGCTGGCGTTGTCCTCGCCCAGGTCCAGGCTGTACGGTTCCCAGCGGATCACCTGCTCCCCGATCCAGTCGTTCAGCTCTTCCATACGCTTTTGCAATGGCAGCAGCTCGTTACGGACAAAGACGCGGGCAGCTTTCTCCACGTCACCAAACCCGCCGGTATTAGTTGGTATAATGCCCATCAGCTGCGGCGGCACACGATGGGCGGCCAGCATGTCATCACGGCTCACATTCTTGATGTTCAGAAACTCATCCTTTGCCGCAACCTCTGACAGTGGGATGATCTGAATGCCGTCTTTCTTCCCGTTCGGGCTGTACATAAAAAGGTTGCGGAAGTTGCCCGGCCCTTTCGATTTTTTCAGCGCCTCACGAATGTTATCCACGTCCTGCTGGTTAGCCGCGGGATCTGACATGTACATGATAAAGCCCGCGTGGCTTCCGTTCAGGTAATACTTCCGGCGGAACATGGTCGCGGACTCGTTCAGCAGCGTGGACGGAATGGCGGAGAGATAATCAGGCAGGCCGTAAATCTCCTGGTTCAGGTCGGCTTCCATCAGGTGAAAGACCCGGCCCGGCGCAAACTCATAAGGCTGCTTCTGGTAGCCGTACTGCACGAACCAGTAATGATCCGGGTCAATGCCGCGCCGGGTGAATTTGGCAAGCGAAGCCTCAAGCGTCAGCGTGTCGCCTAGCCGGTTAACCCGCTTCTCAAGGTAGGCATTGCCGAACACCAGAAAGTCCTGGGCGAAACGGCCAAATGCCTGCTTGGACAGCAGGCGGTGCGGCTTAAAGGTGCTGACCAGAATGTTACGCTTCACCTGTATTGCGCTGCTGTGATGGACCGCTGCGCGGTACGTGCGCGCCAGCCCGTCCAGGCTGATGGGTGGCTCATACCACCTGTCGACCTGAACGCATTCCAGATAGTCCAGCAGTTCGCGGCGATCGAGCACCGGCACGGGGTCCCCGAATGAAAACGCCTCGGCATGAGCACCGCCGGGCTGCTCGGTCATGGTCTGCGCGGCAGACTGGCGGCGCAGCTCCTGCGCGCGGGGCTTACGTTTACCCATCAGTAAATCTCCACAATAGTGCTGTTATTCGCCGTTGCGCCTTCCAGCGGTTCGTTAAAGAGTGCGTGCATGGTTGCCCAGGCCAGGTCTGCATGGCTGGCTTCCTCGCTGCGGCTGGCCTCATAGGTTGGCCGGTTTCCGCTGGCCGTGGTGCTTTTGCGGATCGCCATAAATGACTGAGCGACGTCGGTCATGCCTGCGTCAAATTCAAGGCGGCGGCTTGCGATGATGTCGTAGGCTTTGAGCACCAGTGCATTCTTGACGTTGGGGTTATAGACAAACTCACGGACACCGGGATAGAACGCTTTGACGTTCTCATAGACGCCGTGGCCGACGCCGGTCGAGTCAATGCCGATATAGGTCACGTTAAACTGCAGGGTCAGCTGCCGGATGGCTTCTGCCTGGGCGCGGAAGTCCATCCCGCGCCACTGGTAACGCTGCAGGATGCGGAACTTACCGCCTGGTACCAGAGGGGGCGCGATCACCACGCACCCGGCGCTGTCACCGTTCGTCGTGCCTTTCGCCGGGTCATAGCCGATCCATACCGGGCGGTTAGCAAATGGGCGAATCATAAGCGGCTCAAAGTCGTCCCAGACTTCCCAGCTGTCCACCATGCAGCCCTGCATAAGAGCCAGGTTAAACACAGACGCCAGATCGTCCATAAACACGCACATCAGCAGGTTCTGGTAATCCTCCGGGCTGTAGCGCTGGCGCAGCTGCTCCAGGTCGAACAGGTCGCAGCCACCGCGCACCGCATCTTCCACGGTGATGATCTGTCGATACTGGCCGTCAGCACAGAGTGCGCCACGTGCAAGATGGCTGTGGGAGAGGTCGATCTCTATTCTGTCGTGCTTTGTCCGGCCCTTGTTAAACTGAGCGCCGGACCAGAACGGATAGGCGCTGTGCGTCAGGCTGGACGGCGTGGAGAAGTAGGTCTCACGCCATTTTTTATGCAGCGCCATACCGGACGCCACTTTCTGCAGCTCCTGGAATTTTGGTATCCAGAAATATTCGTCCAGATAGAGGTTTCCGTGATAGCTCTGCGCGGTCCGGGCGTTGGTGCCGAGGAAATACAGCGTCGCCCCGTTCGGCAGCACCATCGGATCGCCGCGCAGCTCCACGTCAACTTCTTTGGCAAACTCAACAATGTACTGCTTGAAAACGTGAGCCTGGGCTTTACTCGCTGAGAGGAAAATCTGGTTGCGGCCGGTGATAAGCGCGTCAATCAGTGCCTCACGGGCAAAAAAGAACGTCGCCCCGATCTGGCGGGATTTCAGCAGGTTCCTGACGGCGTATTTATTTCCGGCTTCCCACCACTGGCGCTGGTAGTCGAACATGGTGGAGTGGAAAATTTCTTCCAGCTTCTCGATCTGTTCGTCGCTGAAAACGTTTTTCTCTGGCGGCCTGCGCGGGCCTTTGTTGCGGTTGGCCACCTTCGGATTGAGGTCGGCTTCGTTGCCGCCGTCGTTAAATTTACCGATCCGGGCGTGGCGTTCTGCCTGACGGGCCAGCAGGTCAATTTCCTTAAAGTCCCGCCCCTCCTTTGCGGGCTTCATGATGAGCTGGCAATAGCGCGCCGCCGTGGTCAGCTGCATCTGATCCAGAGGACCGATATCGCTCCACTTGTCGCGCTTTTTCCAGCTGTGAACAGTTGCGGGTTTCTCTCCCAGCATTTCAGCAATGCGGGCGATGCGTATACCGCTGAAATACAGAAACATCGCCTGTTTTCGCGGGTCGAGGTCCGGGTTAATCGTCGTCATGTTCATGGCGTCAGACTACGGCCCCGCGTTCACCTGCGCCGCTTCGCCCTGTTGTGCCATTTTTCCCACAATGGCCGCGCGTTGTTTCTCCCTCCCCTGAAACGCAAACATAAAGCCTCTCGACACGTCCAGAACAACCGGAGCCGGACAGATGGCAAAAAAATCAAAGCGTTTTCGTATTGGGGTGGAAGGTGCCACCACTGACGGGCGCACCATTGATCGCGTATGGCTGACCCAGATGGCGGCGAATTACAGCCAGCAGGTCTACACCGCTGTAGTCAATATGGAACATATCAAGGGCTATACGCCTGACAGCGCTTTCCGCCGTTTCGGCATCGTGGAAGCGCTGGAAGCGGAGGAAATCAGTGAAGGCCCGCTGAAAGGCAAGATGGCGTTATACGCCTGGATTGTACCGACCGACGAGCTGGTTTCCATGACCGCGAAGCTGCAGAAACTCTTCACCTCAATGGAGGTAAACCCGAAATTTTCCGACACCGGGGAGGCCTATCTGGTCGGCCTGGCTGTCACTGACGATCCGGCCAGTCTGGGCACGGAGATGCTGCAGTTCAGCGCCAGCGCCGAAGCTAATCCGCTGGCGCGTCGCAAACAGGACCGCGACAACCTCTTCACCGCTGCCGAAGAAACTCTCTTTGAATTTGAAGACCTGCCGGAAGAAAAGCCGAGCTTTTTCGCCAGCATCAAAGCGCTGCTTTCCCGTAAATCCGCTGACGACGACGCCCGTTTTGCTGACGTGCATCAGGCCGTTGAAGAGGTCGCAGAGGCGCACCAGTCGCTGTCTGAATCGGTGGCAGAAGTCGGCCAGAGCGTTGGTGATCTGAAAAAGGATT